GTTAACCTGATCGACGAATCATGTCGTATTTTTAGAGCTACCTCCTCTGGGTTAGAAATAATCTAGCATGAGTATGGCTCTCTAAAGCGACCATGATCGACAGGCCAGACGTGTCTCTACATAAAGTTAGAGAAATCAAAGTCTGGTCCCAATTGATCAGCTAAGGTTTCAGTTTTGGCTGGAATTGCTGCTGCTGTCATTCTTCCCATACTATCTTCATTAAAGAAGTTTTCTTCTGTATATTGAAGATTAGTATCGGTCATATAGAGTTTACAACTCTCTATGAACTCTCTACCAATTTTGGTAGTGAGTAGTTTAACAGAGTCTTCGGTTCTTGTTGATCCTATCCGTTCAATATTCGGAAGACAAAGTGCATTTATTGCATCTTTGAAATTCGTTTCTGGACGGAATAGTCGGACATCATTATGTAATCTATATTCTAAATTACGTAATGCATGAACAACTGGAAGGTTTTCAATACCTCCCGGACCGATTAGATCTCCTCTTACTGTACCTAAGATATCACCATGGAACTCTGCGTTAACACTATCTGGAGTAACACCTCCATATGATTCTGGCCAAGACGGCTCGTATTCTATTTTAATTCTTTTAATGAAATTATTTCTAATTCCATCAATAGATTTTAATAGTTTAGCGTGCTGTCCTGCTAGAACAGATTCCAATCTCATACTTAAGAAAGGTATAAGATGTGGACTCGTTTCTATGGGAACTGGTGCTTCATGTGGTAATATGTTTGCCAATAAATTTCTTATTGGTGTCATATCATCATGATGGATCCATCGAACTAAAGCGTGTAATTTTTGAACTTGATTATTAATGTTAAATGCCTTTCTTATAGGCATGTCCATTAATACATTAAGATGAAAGATTAACTCTGATAGTGGAGCAAAATTAGAAGGAATAAACCCTCTATCAAGATACTGTCGCAGTGTTTGATATAAAAGTGCATAATTGTTATATGCCTGCATAAAAGCAGAAACTTGTATACCACTCACTTCACGACCATCTTTGATCCAGCGTTTCGCAAATTCATACGTATTGATACTCGTATGAGTTTTGTGATTGCTGATTTCTACTCCAAGTAGTTCAATATGTCGTTGATAGGCTTGCGCCAAGGCGGATCCTCCTATTACTATATCATCACCCAGTATATATAATTACGAGTGGGATACTGACCAACTTCCATAGCTGCAATTTGCACTATGAGATGATGGCATAATGAGAAGACTGCCCATGAACTATATGCACCCATTGGTTGACCAACTTCGTATTTTACGAATTTGTCTTCAAATGGAGCATAAAATTCATTATCAATTAATATTGATTTCCATGCAGAGGCTCTTTCTTGACCCAAAAGATGCTCTACTAAGATCATTTGGAAACTGATAGGAAATCTATCAGTTGCTGCAGATAAATCAAAGCTATAATAAGGACCAACAAAATCCACATGTGGATCTTGAGTGAAGGTTCGATCTTGTTCAAAATGATTTAACAAGTTGAAGCATTTTTCATGCACAACTTTTAATATCGTTTGTGACCAATAATCGAAAATTGCGATAATTCGCGATTTCCCTTCTGGATCTTTTATAACACTTAATTTTCTAAGCAATTGATCTTGTTTAACCTCTTGTTTTATGAAAATACTTTTCAACGATGTTGAATAAGTACTCCATAACTCAAGTTGATTTGCAAGATCATTACTAAATGCTCTTATTAATGGTAATATTTTATAACCATTTTGTATTGCATCCCAAGGCGCCGACCAAGTTGCTAATCCGTTAGGACCAGCTTTGATCGAGTAATAATGATTATCATTTGTCCAAGAATAATCGTATGGACGAATATTATAATCTTTTAAGATTATTTTTATTCTTTCTTCATATCCTAGCACGTCACTAATACCAGTATATGGTTTAGTAATTGTACTAAGATCTGGGATTTTCCATGCTTTAATTGTTCGACTTATTGATAGTAAGGTTAAAGTAAAACTAAAACCTTTTTTATTTTCTAGATATATTTGGTTAAGAATTGGAAAACCTTTTGGTAATCCATCTTTTCTTATCCCAATTATTCTAGGAGATTGTTTTACAGGGTCACCACATTGGTGTCTTGTGTATAATAATCGAATCTCTTTCAGGTGATTAATCACCCAAAGTTCTCCTTTCGACTCTGTCCATAACTGGACTTTATTTAAAAGTTCATTTATGGCAGCTGCACGGTTTCCAACATTAGGA